TGCAATCGACCTTTGGGTAAGCTATATTGATACTATAAGCGAATAGGAGGATTTATGAGCGAAGTAGCAACAATTAACGGAATACAATATATTGGGTGCACGGCACCTAATGAATCTATTCTACATCATGCAGCAAGCATGGATGCAAATCAGACAATTGAGTCTGCTGTTTTAGCAGGCCCAGTGACATTTACGTCAACGGTAACAATAACAGGTAACGTGGTAGTAGTATAATATGGGTATTGAAGTAGATGGTGCTAATCAGAAATTAATTTTAGATTCTGATGGCGATACATATTTAGAAGCGGCAACAGACGATACAATAAAAGTATATGTATCAGGTGCACACGATGCAACAATTAGTGCTAATGCCATTAATATATTATCCGGCACAACACTGACGATTGATTCTGGTGCAACCATCACAAACAGCGGTACTGCAAATGGATTTAGTAGTGCTGATCCTTCTTCTGCTGATGGTGACTCATTAGGTACAGCGTCTGCGGAGTGGTCAGATTTATATCTTGCGGATGGTTCTGTAATCTATTTTGGAAATGATCAAGAAATTAAATTAACACACGTTGCAGACACAGGTCTTACATTAAAACATACTGCCACAGCAGACGACAAACCCGTTGTATTAACTTTACAAACAGGTGAAACAGATATGGCAGCAAATGATGTCATAGGAAAAATTGCTTTCCAAGCTCCTGATGAAGGAACTGGAACAGATGCAGTATTAGTATCCGCAGCAATACAAGCAGTTGCAGAGGGAGATCATAGCTCTTCAAGTAATGCTACTAGAATAGAATTTATGGTTGGTGCTTCCGAAGCAGCAGCTAAGAAAATGCAACTAACATCAGCAGGTAAATTAGAAGTTGATGGTGGTATTGATATTGAAGGTGGTGCTGTATTTAATGAAGATTCAGCAGATGTTGATTTTAGAGTAGAATCTAATGGTGACACTGCAATGCTTTTTGTTGATGGAGGTAATGACAGAGTAGGTGTAGGTACAAATAGTCCATCTGTAGGTGATTTTCATGTTAGAAATACTGATGATGCAACATTAGTATATTTCGAAGGCACTGCTGCAACTAGAAGTGCAACAGCTTTTATAATTCAAGCTAATGATACTGATGGGGGTTATGATTTATTTCATGCAAAAAGAAGTTCAGATGTAAGATTTTTAATAGAACATGATGGTGATTGTCAAAATGATAATAATTCTTATGGATCAACATCAGATGAAAGAATTAAACAAGATATTACAGATGCTAATTCGCAATGGGATGACATTAAAGCGTTAAAAATTAAAAACTTTAAATTAAAAAGTGATGTTGCAAGTGGAAATAAAATTGGAGTTATTGCACAAGATTTAGAAACTGATGGGATGTCTGGTTTAGTAAAAGAACATAGACCATCAGCAAAACATATAGAAGTAAATTCTGCTTTTGGTACTCTTTATAAAGATGGAGATGTTCTTCCTAAAGATAAAAAAATAGGTGATATAAAAACAGAAACTTCAAATGTAAAAACAGTTAAATATTCTGTACTTTACATGAAAGCCATTAAAGCACTACAAGAAGCACAAACAAGAATAGAAACTTTAGAAACTAAAGTTAAAGCATTGGAGGACGCATAATATGGCAGAGATTCGTATAAATTCAACCGGAGAACTAAAGCTCTATGATTCAGATGATTCAAATTATGTTTCATTTAAATCAGCAGGAACTGTAAGTTCTGATATTACTTGGACTTTACCAAGTGCTGATGGATCTAGTGGTCAAGTATTAAGCACTGATGGTAGTGGTACATTATCATGGGCAACAGCCAGTGCTGCTGACCCTGCTTCTGCTGATGGGGATTCTTTAGGTACAGCTTCTGCTGAATGGAGTGATTTATTTTTAGCAGATGGAGGTACAATTCAATTTGGTAATGACCAAGATGTAACATTAACGCATGTAGCAGATACAGGAATATTATTAAATAGTACAATGGCTATTCAATTTAATGATGCATCACAATATATTAATGCACCTAGTAATGCAATTTTAGATATTAATGCAACAGATGAAATTGAATTAAATGCTACAGCAGTTGATTTAAATGGAACTTTAGATGTTTCTGGTAATTCACAATTCAGCGGTACAGTAACGGTTGGTGTCGATGATACTGGTAAAGACGTAAAATTTTTCGGTGCTTCTGCTGGTGCATACATGGAATGGGATGAAAGTGCAGACGAACTTAGAATTATGGGGGCCTCTGCTGACGCTACTACTAGTACAGGCAAGCTTCTTTTAGCTACATCCCTAACAGATATTAATGCAAATGATGTATTAGGAAAAATAGACTTTCAAGCTCCACATGAATCAGGGGGAACAGATGCTATTACAGTTGCTGCCTCTATTCGAGCTGTTGCTCAATCTACATTTAGTGCTTCTTCCAATGCGACAGATTTAATATTCTATACAGGACACTCAGAAGCAGCCGCAGAAAAGATTAGGATTACTTCTCAAAATGAAATAGGAATTGCAGGTGCCAACTACGGTTCAGATGGTCAAGTATTGACTTCTGGTGGTGCAGGTGCCGCAGTAGCGTGGGAAGATGCCGCTGGTACAACTATTAATAATAATGCTGATAATCGCGTTATTACAGGAAGTGGTACGGCAGGAACTTTAAATGGCGAAGCAGATTTAACTTTTGATGGCACAACATTAGTAACTCCTGGACAAGTATCATTTCCTGCATCTCAATCAGCATCTGCTGATGCAAATACATTAGATGATTATGAAGAAGGAACTTGGACACCTTCTGGAAATAATGTAACTTTTGCTTCTTCAGATGGAAAATATACAAAAATTGGTGATACCGTATTTGCTTGGGGTGAGGCGGTATGGCCAACAACCAGTGATACTAATGGTGCTAGAATGAATGGATTGCCATTTACAGTTAATGCTGCTGTTCCCGGTTTTGGTGGAGGATTCTGGGGTATGGGAGAAAATGATGCTCATACTGGAGCTACAGAAGGTCAAACATATATATCTTTCAGAAATCCACAATCATCTGATAGTGGTGCAGGTGGGAATGAAAAACCCAATAACGTTTTTAGTACTGACACAATGAAAGTTGGTGTCTGTTATAAAGTATAATTTAAAGGAGGTAAAATGGCACTAGTAAAAGAAACTGAAGTAGGATCAATTGAAGTTGTCACTGAATACAAGCATATTCAAGTTAGAACTGATACTATTGTAAAAGAGGACGGAAAAGAACTATCTAGAAAATATCATAGACATGTTCTTCATTCTGGAACAATAGATGGAAGTGATAATTTTGTAGATACTGATATTTCTGGGGAAGATGCGACAGTTCAAGCGGTTGCTGATGTTGTTTGGACACAGGCTGTTAAAGATGCGTGGAAAGCTTATTTAATTGCCAATAAAGTACCAGTAAAAGATTCTTCGTCTGAATAAAAAATAAGGAGACTAAATGTTCACACTAGATAAAAAAGAATATGATGAAACTAAACTAGACGATAAAGGCAAAATTGCCTTTAATAATGTTAAAGTTTTAGTTAAAGAAAAGAATGACTTGCTTCATCAACTAGAAAAGAATAAAATATTATCTGAACACTATTCAAAAGTATTACAAGATAACTTACCAAAGGAGGATAAAAAATAATGGCTTCGGAAATCAAAGTAGATACGGTATCCGAGAAAACATCTGGATCAGGTGTCACGATTGATGGTTTATTAATCAAAGATGGTGGTATCAGTGGTGATGTTTCTTTAATAGGTACTACTCCAACATTTACGATTGGAGACGCAGGAGCAGAAGATGCAGCACTTGTCTTTGATGGCAATGCACAAGACTTTTATATTGCTCTTGATGATTCTGCTGATGATTTACTAATTGGATTAGGATCAACCGTTGGAACGACTCCTGCAATTTCAATAGACGAAAATTTAGCTATAAAAACTTACGGTGATATTACCATGACAGGTACTACACCAACATTAACAATTGGTGATGCAGGTGCTGAAGATACAACTATTTTATTTGATGGAAATGCACAAGACTTTTATATTTCATTAGATGATTCAGCGGATGATTTACTAATTGGATTGGGAAATACTGTGGGCACAACGCCTATTATCTCAATGGATGAAGATAGAGTTATTACATTTGCGGTAGGTACATCATTTGTAAATAGTGGAACATGGAGTCCGTACACGGTTAGTACCGGCAAAGTAATGGCATTAGGATTATAAGGAGGATACTATGGCAAGTGAACTAATGAAAGTAGCTTTAAAACCTACCTGTTCAAATTCAGAAACTAAATTGATAGATGGTGCAAGTGGAAAAACTTATGTTGTCCTGTCAATTTCAATTTGTGAAACGGCAGGCAATGCAGAAACATTTGATCTATATGTTGATGATGGTGATGGTGGTACAGACCACTACATCTATAAGTCACAGGCATTAGGGGCGAATGAAACTTTTGTGCATAATGATAAAATAGTTTTAGAAGCTACGGACATGCTTGGTTTTATAACTGCTTCATCAGCAGATGTTGATGTTGTGGTCAGTTATTTAGAACAAACATTATAGGAGAAATTCGTGAGTGGAATTGTAGGCAGTCGTCTTAATACAAGAGGTTCTGGAGTAGTAGGAAGTTTAGGAACTGATGGACAAATACTTGCTTCATCAGGAGCAGGGAAAAGTGCAGTTTTTGAAACCATTTCTGTTAGTGCAGATTTAGCTTTTGGTGGTAGTAATTTTGGTGCTAACAAAGTTATAGGATCTAATGACTCATATACACTTTCTTTTGAAACAAATAATACTACTGCTATGACAATTAATACTGATGGATCAATAAATTCACCAGTACAACCTACTTTTCTTGTTACTCATACTGCTTCACAAAGTAACATGACAGCAAGTTCTGATAACACTATAACCTTTGATACAGAAGTATTTGATATTGGTGCGAATTTTGCATCGCATACTTTCACAGCTCCAGTAGCTGGAAAATATTTATTATCTGCTTGTATGCTTATTGCAGAAATTGACCATGATAGTGGATATTATTGTCACATTAAATTAAATACAAGTAATCAAACTCATTCACTAAATCATTCCATACGAGATTATTTTGAAGCACAACCAGAATTTTGGCCATTTAGATTGTCAGTTATTGCTGATATGGATGCAAGTGATACGTCAACTGTGGTATTTAGAAATTCTGGACCTGGAGCAGACCAAGAAGATGTATATGGTACAGACGCACAATATACTTTTTTTTCTGGATGTTTGGTGTCATAATGAGTGGAATTGTAGGAAGTAGACTTAATGCTAGAGGCTCTGGAGTTGTAGGAAAATTAGGATCAGACGGACAACTACTTACATCAGCTGGTGCGGGAAAAAGTATAGTTTTTGAAAATGCTCCTTCTGGCAGTGCTGATTTAAGTTTTGGTGGTGATAACTTTGGAGCTGCTAAAGTTATAGGATCTAACGATTCTTATTCACTTAGTTTTGAGACAGCAGGAAATACTGCCATGACAGTTGATGAAAGTGGTGCAACAACTAAACAATTACAACCATGTTTTCTTTGTGTACCTGCCGCAGCACAGGATAATATGACAGAGGAAAGTGTTAACACTGTTGTTTTTGGAACTGAAGTATTTGATGTTGGAGGAGACTTTGCAAGTAATACTTTCACAGCTCCAGTAGCAGGTAAATATTATTTTTCTACTAAAACAACTGTCGCACAAATTGATCATGATGGTACATATTATTCTAGTAATAAGATTGTAACTAGTAATAGAACTTATACTGACAGTTTCTCTGTTCGTGATTTTCTTGATTCACAACCAGATTCATTTACATTTCATCATTCTGTTACTGCCGATATGGATGCTAGTGATACAGCATATATAACTTGGGGGACTTTTGGACCTGGAGCATCGCAGGAAGATATATATAATAGTGGTGATGTTGAATATACTAGTTTTTCAGGAGTTTTATTAGTATGAGTGGAATTGTAGGAAGTAGACTTAATATTAGAAGTTCCGGAATTGTAGGAAAACTAGGAACTGATGGACAGGTATTTGCTTCATCTGGTGCGGGTAAAACTGCGATTTATGAAGATGCCCCAGCGGCATCTGGAGACTTTGTTTTTGGTGGTAGCAATTTTGGTGCTGCTAAAACTTTGGGATCTAATGATAACTATGCACTTAGTATTGAAGCAGGTGGCACTACTGCCGTGACATTTAATACTGATCAATCAATTAATTATCCAACACAATCAACTTTTCATGCAGGACATAGTTCAACACAAAATAATTTAACAGCAGATTCTGATAATACTATTACTTTTGGTACAGAAAGATTTGACCTTGGAACAGACTTTGCATCAAATACTTTCACAGCTCCAGTAGCAGGAAAATATATATTATGTGCTAAAGTTCTTATTGCACAAATTGACCATGATGCATCAAGTAATAATAAAATGAAAATTATAACTAGTAATAGAACTCATGCAAATCTATTTGATACTCAAGCTATATGGGAAGCACAAGCAGAATTTTTTCCATTTCAAATGGAAGTTGTTGCAGATATGGATGCCAGTGATACAGCGTATGTAACATATAATGCTGTTGGATCAGGAGCATCACAAGAAGACGTATATGGTACTGATGTACAATATACGGCATTTAGTGGAACTTTAGTGTGCTAAAAATGAAACAATTAACTTTAAAAGGAGGCTTAAATGGCTAATCACATAAAAACACTGACAATAACAGACACACAACAAAAAATTCTATCGAATGATTTATTCAATGATACGGCAGACAATGCCGGAATTGATGAATGGTTGGATGGAGCGCTAGCAGGAAAAATTAATTCTTGCTGGAAAAGATTTCAGAGAGAGTGGACACAAAAATTGATGGATGATCCATCATATAATGATCCAATTCCAAGTAATCAAGATGATTTTGTTACTTTAGTGTTAGCAAGAGCAGATTATAAAAATAGAATAGAAAGAGATACAGGAGTATAAAATGGCAATAGCGCTTAATTATAGATATTCTGTAATATTAAAACATCTATATCCTAATTTAGAATCTGGAAAACATTATATATTGCGAGATAAATCTGATGGAAATGGCCCGCAACTGCAATGGATAACCAAAGCAGTTGCAAAACCAACAACGAAAGAACTTACTGACGCAAAAGAAGCGGCAATTGATGCTTGGTGGTGGGCAAGACTAAGAACAAAAAGAGACACTAAATTAAAAAAAAGTGATTGGACGCAAGGAGCAGACACACCAAGTTCTATCAAAAATGCTTGGGCTACTTATAGACAAAAATTAAGGGACTTACCAACAACAGTTAGTAAGCCTTCCTTTGCAACATTGGATGATCAACGAGATTATACTATGCATGATAATATGATGGCTTTATTTCCGGCGGAACCTAGCTAATGAGTAAACAGTATTTTTTTCTAGATGGTATGCCAAGGGCAGGCAATACATTACTTTCTACTATATTAAATCAAAATCCTGATATGCAAGCAACAGCAAGTAGTCTGATTACAGGATTATTACATAAAATTCATAGTTCAAAATCTATCGATTTATTTAATAATTTTCCAGACCATAATTCATTAGATAATGTAATAAAAAATATAATTCCTAGTTATTATAAAGATTGGAACTATAAATATATTATAGATAGAAGTAATGTTGGATTAGGAGATACTTTACTATTATTAAAAAAGTATTTAAAAAATCCTTTAAAAATTATTGTTTTAAATAGAAAACTAGAAGATGTTGTTTCTTCTTTTCTTAGAGTACATAAAAATTGGACATTACCAGTCGAAAATCAAGTACGACATTTATTAAGACCAAATGGCCAAATTCGTAACAGTCTAAATAGTATTAAAAAGTTACAAGAACAAGAATATAAAGATATTACTCACTTTATAATGTATGAAGATTTAGTAAATAATCCAGAAAAAATAATTAATGATATATATGAATTTTTAGAGATACCTAAGTATACTCATTACTTTACAAATTTAAATAAATTTAGTTCTAATGGTATTACTTATAACGAAGATTGGTATTTGCCATCAAAAGTAACAATAGATTTACATGATATTAGAACAGAAAACATAAGTTTTATAAAACATGAAAAACTACCAGAAAATATTTTAAAATTATGTACAATATAATTGATAATTTTTTACCAGAATCTGAATTTAAGGAAATAAAAGAATGGGCTAATTCTCAACCTTTTCCTTCACAGCAGGAATGGTCTCCTTATTTAACAGAAGGGGAAAATGTAAGTATTAAAAAACCATCTGTCGGAAGAGACATACATTTCTTTCAAGAAAATAAAATGGATGATAAATGTATTGTATATTTTCAAAAGAAACTTTTTGATTTATTAAATAAAGACGATGATAGGGACGAGAGGAAAATACCATACGGGGAATTTAAAAGTCATCTTTATAAATATGAATATGGCTCTGGAATTTTAATGCATAAAGACCATTCAATAAAAAGTGGTGCAAGAAGATATGGTATATCATTTTATCTTAATGATGAATGGGACGCTAACTGGGGTGGAGAACTTATTGTATATGAGAATAATGAGCCTAAAGATACTGTTATGCCTAAAAGAAATAGATTAGCAGTTGTTAATGGAAATTATCACAAGGTATCACCAAATTTAAATCAGTCTGTAGATAGATTAACACTACAAACTTTTGTTGTAAAAAAGGAAAACTAATGCTATTAGGGTTAGGAACATTTAGCGAATTACCTTTTGGAGATCCAAATAATGCACAAATTCATAATATTGAATTTGCTGAAACTGGATTTGGCATGACATTTAGTTTAGGTACTGAAGTAGCAACAGGTGGAGCAAATGTATCACCAACAACAGCTGGTGCAATAACATTTAGTATTGGTGATGAAACAGCATTTGGTGAAGCATTTCAGAATTTAATTACATTTAGTACTGGAGAACCTGATTTCTTTATTTGGAATGAAACGGATGATAGTCAAACAATTACATGGTCTAATGTAGAACCAGGATCAACTGATTAGGAGGTAGTATGGCAGATGATGCAACGATAAGTTTAACAGCGACAATCTTACCAGATGAGATCTCTAAAACAATTTCTGGATCGATGACGGTTACTCCTGATGATGCTAACGATAAATGGTATTATAAATTAACAGCAGTAACAACTACTAGTGCTGATTTGATTGCAGGTCGCTTTATTGATTATACTGCCGTTGATCAGGATACTGATATGACAGCGGTGAGTACAAGTGATAAAGTTAAATTTTTATTTATTAAGAACACAAGCACAGCAGATGGTATTGTAATATGCTTAGATGGCGGAACAGCTGCAAATGACCTAGCGGATGGGATCTTCATTGGACCATCACAATCATGGTTTGGAAGACTTCCGAACGTGACAGTGGCTAATATTCATGCTATATCTTCGGATGTAGCTGATGCAGGTGATGCAACAGCAAATGCGATTGTGGCTGCTTTAATAGACGATGTGGCATAAGGAGGAATAAATGGCTTCAACATATTCAAGTACACTCAATTTAGAGCTTCAGGCAACTGGAGAGAACTCAGGAACTTGGGGTACGATAACAAATAACAATTTACAAAAGCTGGAATCAGCGATTAAAGGATATGTATCTGTAGCTATTGCTAGTACTTCTGACTCTTTGTCTGCATCTAATGGTTCAACAACAGATGAACAAAGTAATGCAATAATTAAATTAACAGGGACACTGACGGGTAATACAACCATGTCGTGTGAAGCGGTAGAGTCCTGGTATATTGTTGATAATGCAACAAGCATGGGGACATATACTTTAGGATTTAAACCTTCAGGTGGAACAGCAGCAAGTTTAGTGTCAAGTTCTAAACATTTACTTTATTCTGATGGATCAACTATGTTTGATGTACTAGCTGATTGTGGAAATATTTCAGCAAATGGTACATTAACTGTTTCAGGAAATGTTGAATTTGATGGTGGTAGTTTTATATTTAATCAATCATCAGCGGATGTAGATTTTAGAATTGAAGGAAACGGCGATGCCAACTTGTTCTTTACGGATGCAGGAAACGATCGTGTTGGAATTAAAACAGGTTCTCCTTCAACAGAATTACACGTTGTAGGTGGAATTAAAGCAACAGGTGCAATTGATTTTGATGGTAGCTCATTTACTTTTAATGAATCAGGAGCTTCCGTTGATTTTAGAGCAGAAACAAATACATTAGCAAACGCTTTCTTTATAGATGGTTCGGCAGATAAAATTGGTTTTGGAACAAACTCTCCAGCTGGCGCTGCAGTAGAAATTAATCAAGCGAATTCTTCTGGTGCCATTGCATGTTTAGCATTAGACCAGGATGATACAGACGAACCTTTCATTAAATTTGATGGTGACAGCCAGTCTGATACTTCAGGAAATATTACAACTGCTACAAGCGTTGGATCATTAACAGGGTATATTCGTGTTGATGTCGCTGGAACAGATCGC